GGACTTGCTAAGTATGCCGATTCGTTACAGTTGTATAAACTTGGAACTCCTATTCATGTCAAAGGCGCCATACTATACAATCATCATCTAAACCAAATGGGACTAACCAAGAAGTATCCATTGATTCAGGAAGGTGAGAAGATTAAATTCTCTTATCTGCGGATGCCAAACCCATTCAAAGATACTGTCATCTCTTATCCGGCAAGATTGCCTAAAGAGTTTGACATTTCAAAGTATATCGATTATGATACACAATTCGAAAAGACCTTTCTTGAGCCAATCAAGGTCATCTTGGACTGTATGGGTTGGTCAACTGAAAAGGTTAGTTCTCTGGAAGATTTCTTCTCGTGACCATGGATAGATAATAGACATGACAATATTTAACAAAGGAATGAAATGAGTATATTAGATAAAATCAAAAAGAACAGCAGCATCAAAGATTCTGCAATTCTATCGAAATCAAAATTCTTTACAGACAAGGATATGATACCAACAGCAGTACCAATGATTAACGTTGCGTTATCTGGAAAGTTGGATGGTGGTTTAACACCAGGTCTTACAATGTGGGCAGGTCCATCCAAACATTTTAAGACTGCTTTTTCTCTATTGATGGCCAAATCTTATTTGGACAAATATGAAGACGCTGCTTTACTTTTTTATGATTCTGAGTTTGGTACTCCCCAGTCCTATTTTGACTCTTTTGGTATTGACACTAATCGGGTGCTTCACACTCCGCTTACTGATATTGAACAATTAAAGTTTGATATTATGAAGCAGTTAACTGAATTGGAACGTGGCGAACATTTGATTATCGTCATCGATTCAATTGGTAATTTGGCTTCAAAGAAAGAAGTTGAAGATGCCTTGTCAGAGAAATCAGTTGCTGATATGTCCCGTGCTAAACAAGTGAAGAGTTTGTTCCGTATGGTAACACCACACTTATCGTTGAAAGATATTCCAATGATTGTAGTCAACCATACATACAAAGAAATTGGAATGTTCCCTAAAGATATCGTTGGTGGTGGTACAGGTTCTTATTACTCTGCTGATAACATCTTCATTCTAGGTCGTCAACAAGAAAAAGAAGGTACTGAAATTGTTGGTTACCATTTCATCATCAATGTAGAAAAGAGTCGATATGTTAAAGAGAAATCAAAAATACCTGTTACTGTCTCGTTTGACGGTGGTATTAGTAAGTGGAGTGGCTTGCTTGATATTGCTGTGGAATCTGGTCACGTTATTAAGCCTAGTAATGGATGGTATTCAAAAGTAAATTCCGCAACTGGTGAAGTTGAAGAGAAGAAATATCGTATCAAAGACACAGACACCAAAGATTTTTGGACATCTATTTTGGCTGACCAAACATTCTTGAATTTTGTTGCAAACAAATACAGTATCACCACTGGTGATATCATGCAATTGGAAGAATGATGGTAGAAGGTATTGATTTTTGTTTCATCTATCCCAAGGATGAAGCAGACATAACACACATCAAAGTGTTGTCTGGAACATACAAAGATACCGTCTTCAAGTACGGGAAGGTATCTTTTAAGGAAGAAGTTGAACAGACCCGTTTACAATTTGCTTTTTATGTGTTAGAATCACCTCTGATGAAGCCAAAGAAACTGGAAAAAGATCCAGAGTTTAAACATTATGCAGGCGACTTATTGGTAGAGTTGATGACTGCCAATCTAGATGAGGATATGATTGATGAAAATAGAACAGACGATATTGAGGAACTTAATTTACTCGGAGGAATACCTAAGAAAGGTTCTTCCGTTTTTAAAGGATGAATATTTCACAGATAGAACCGAAAGATTAATATTCAATGAAATTAATACATTTACGAACGCTTACAATTCTCCACCATCGATTGAAGCAATTGAATTGGCCATCAAAGAGAAACGAAATCTCACAAATGACGAAGTGGAGAAATCCGAATCGTATCTTAAAGAGATTGTTTCAACTAAGCAAGAAGAATCCAAGATTCAATGGCTTGTTGACAAAACGGAGTCCTTTGTACAAGAAAAGGCTATCTACAATGCAGTATTGGGGTCTATTTCTATACTCGAAGGAAAAGACAAAACCCATGAGAAAGGTCAGATTCCCAAGATACTATCAGACGCTTTGGCAATAAGTTTTGATACATCTGTAGGCCACGATTATTTGGAGAATAGTGATGAGCGTTATGAGTTTTACCACAGACATGAAGAGCGAATTCCATTCGACTTGGATTTCTTTAACAAGATTACAAAAGGTGGTCTTCCTGCTAAAACTCTTAACATTGCTCTTGCTGGTACTGGTGTCGGTAAGTCACTTTTTATGTGTCATTGTGCCGCTGGAGTTATGTCGCTGGGTAGAAACGTTCTTTATATCACTATGGAAATGGCTGAAGAACGTATTGCGGAAAGAATAGATGCAAACCTATTGAATGTATCTTTGGATGATTTGGTGAGTCTATCTAAGGAAATGTATGATAAGAAGGTCGAAAAAGTGAAAGCTAAAACGACAGGCAAACTAATCATCAAAGAATATCCTACCGCTTCAGCTTCTACAACACACTTTAGGACTTTACTAAATGAACTCTATCTTAAAAAGAGCTTTCGGCCTGATATTATTTTTGTTGATTATCTTAACATATGTTGCAGTTCTAGAATTAAGGCAGGAGCAAATGTCAATTCATACACTTATGTTAAGTCAATTGCAGAAGAGTTGCGAGGACTTGCCGTTGAGTACGGAGTCCCAATTGTTTCTGCAACTCAGACCACAAGGTCAGGTTTTTCATCTTCCGATCCAGGACTCGAAGACACAAGTGAGAGTTTTGGTTTGCCCGCTACCGCCGACCTGATGTTTGCTCTAATCACTTCCGAAGAATTGGAAGAGATGGGACAAATCATGGTCAAGCAGTTGAAGAATCGTTATAATGATCCAACATATTATAAAAGATTCACGATTGGTATTGACAGAGCGAAGATGAAACTGTATGATGTGGAACAATCAGGTCAAGAAGGATTGGTTGATGTTGGTTCGGTACAAATACCGAACAAGCTAAATAAGAAATCATTTGATGGATTTAAAATATGAATTTAACTAAAGAGGAGGCTATTCATTGTGCCAAAGTATTTGAAGACTATTTCAGTAACTTCAACCGTATTGATGAATATATGCGGGACCAAAAGTTGGCTTCTCTTGCAGAGATGCCTTCAAACCCTCTCTTTGCACCGGAAGATGACCTTTTCTCAGATTTTTCAATGTGTCCTAGTGATATGGATATTGAAGTCACTACTATTGCCAATGATACTTGGGAATCATTACTAAACATCACTTCATCTCATATCAATATCAGGCCTGTTGGTCGTAGCATTCATTTGGTTGTAAGAGAGAAGAACACAGGTAAGTTCTTAGGATTCATTCGTTTAGGTTCACCTGTAATCAACTGCAAGCCTAGAAATGCAATGCTAGGACAAGTGTTTACACAGACACCAGAAGGTGGTAAGGCCTTCAACAATACTGCAATGATGGGTTTTGTGATTGTACCTGCACAACCCTTTGGTTATAATTATCTTGGTGGTAAACTCTTGGCGGCCATCTGTTGTTCTCATACAGTCCGTGAGATTGTCAACAAGAAGTACAATATGAACCTGTGTCTTTTTGAAACAACAAGTCTCTATGGTTCTACCAAGTCATCCTCACAATATGATGGCATGAAGCCTTACATTCGCCATAAAGGTGAAACAGAAAGTGATTTCTTACCGATGATGCATGGAAAACCATATGCAGACCTACGTGATTATGTACAAGAACGTGTAGGCAAGATTGTAGATGATGATGCATCAAGCAAGAAACTAAAGATTAGCATGAAGATTATTTCTTTGGTTAAAAGTGCATTGAAGGGTACACCAGAACTTGACAAATTCAACCAAGTGATAGATAATGCCAAGTCTTTGACAGAACAGAAACGTTACTATATATCCAACTATGGTTTTAAAAACTTTATTGATGTTGTTAATGGTAAAACGGACGTATTAGTCAAAGATGAAAACTACGACAAGTTTGAATTGGAGAACATTGTACAATGGTGGAAAAACAAAGCCACCAATCGTTATGAGACATTGAAAACCGAAGGTAGAGTTAGAACAGAGTTGGAAGTCTGGACATCTGGAAAAGAGATTCAAATTATTAGATAAATACTTTCATGACAAAAAATCCATTATACAACATTCTAAATCAATATGCCTATGAGATTAACGAAAAGAAATCTACTAGGGCAAAACAAGTTGTAACTATTAAAGCCAAAGATAAGGCCGGTGCTCAAAAAGAAATTGAAACGAAGTTATCTAAAGATAAATTTGTTTATTATCGTAAAAAAGATAATGCTCTTTCTGGTAGTACAGAAGTTACAGTTATTGATTACAATCACCTTGTAAAAGGTGGTTCGGTTATTCTTGTCTTCAAACCTGCATCTGGTGGTATGAATGAAACCACACTCAATTCAACCATTACAGAATTAGCACCTGCACTTGCATTTGAGGGTGATTACAAACCAAAATCTGTTGAGGATTTCTATTCATTTCTAAAATCCGTTGACCATAAAAAGTCTAATGTCTATTTAGCACCAGATAATAGAAAAGCTGGTGAGGATTATGTCAATCAATTTCCAGAATCTTCAAAGTTTAAAGAGAAGATGGAAAATGCTATGGGTGTTTTAAAATACTTATATGAAGAACACAAGAAAAGACCTATAGCAAAAGTTTATTGGGGTTATCGTCAAAAACCTCCAGGTGTTGATGGTAAACACAAAGGAGATTTATTCTTAGAATATAAAAATGGCAAGATGTTAGGTGTTTCATTAAAGGCCGGTGAAGAAGGTTCTTCTGAGCCTAAACTTAACACATATGTCAATGTTATATTAGAAGAAATGGACATGAAGAAGGTAAATGACTTGAGACTAAAACTATGGAATAAAACATATAAGAGTTTCAGTAAAGATAAATTCTATTACGATAAAGGTCCAGAGAAAAAGGAAGTGTTGAAAAAACTAGAAGCCTTTGAAAGAAATGATTTAAAAGAATATGAAAAAATGTATGATAATGATTTAGAAATTATTAGAGATACATTGATGGAAGTTTTTGAAAAGAATACTAAGAAAACAGTTGATTACTTAAACAAGGCCATTGTAGGTAAAGATGAAAGTGTTCCGCTTTTGGTCATTAAAGCATACGGTACAAACTATAAGATATTAACTGATGAAGATGATGTTGCTGTATTTTTACCTAAAACAAAATCTGTTAAATGCATGGCATCACCATCATCAAAACAAGATTTCTTTATTGAATTAACTGCTACAGCAATAGATAGAATGACATTGAAATTTTCTGTTCGTACTAATAAAACTGGTTCGGAA